ACAACTATTGGCGACACCGTTGGCCTTGACCGTAAAGCAGGTAAAGTACTGGTTTTAGCTATGACCTACGGTGTGGGGCCTGACAAAATTGCTTCGTCTCTTGGATTAACTGTGGACGCAGCAAGAAAACTTTTGAATGACTTTACCGACAGGTTTAATGCGATTGCTAAATACAAAGCAAAGGTCACGCGATTAGCTAGCCAACAATCTCCAACTCCTTTTGTAGAGACTGTTTTTGGTCGCCGTCGTTACATCCCTGACCTAAAGTCCACAGATAAAGGACTTCGGAGCAGAGCAGACCGACAAGCATTTAACACCGTTATCCAAGGTTCTGCAGCAGATTTGATGAAACTCGCCATTGTTAGAGCACATTCTTGTTTTATAGATGAGCCAGATGTTAATGTGGTGTTGACGGTACACGATGAACTCGTTACAGTTGCACGTGAAGATTTAGCAGAAGAGACAGCCGAAGCAATTCGGTTATCTATGGAAGGTATCCACCTACCAGAGATGACTGTTCCTCTTATTGCTGATGTAAAAATTGTAGACAAGTGGGGAGAAGCAAAATGAGTACTGCAGACTGGTGGGCTAAACAACTTGGAGCGCAACCTGCGCAACCTGCTGCACGTCCCGCAGATGTGCCAATGCCACCTTCACAGCAGCCATTGGCTGCAATGCCACAGCCTGCATACACGCAACCACTTTCTAAAGCACAAAGTGCAAGTCAAACTGATTCCTGCCCTGAGTGCGGCGGTAACAACTACATGGCAGTCCAGAACGCTGCAGCCAGATGTTATGACTGTGGGTACCCAATAACACAAGCAGGAAGTCGTTACGGTTCATTGACTGGAGCCACAGTAGAAGGCAGTGCAAAGTCTGCGCAAGGAAATGACGTTCAAAGTAATTGGAATCCACAAGGGATTATTGGGAGAGTAAATTGATAAATGCTGATGCACGCAAACTTATTGCACAACTTAACAAGAAGTTTAAAGGCGATGTTGTCGTTATGGCGTCCGATATTCGGAGCGACATTATTCCTCGTATCACTAGTGGCTCTACTACCCTTGACTTTGTATTGGGTGGGGGTTTCCCTGGTAACCAATGGAATGAACTCATTGGGGAACCGTCGCACGGCAAGACAGCTCTCGCTCTTAAAACTATTGCAGCGAATCAAGCATTAAACGCTGACTACACAACTGTGTGGGTAGCTGCCGAACAATGGGTGCCAGAGTACGCCGAAATGTGTGGCGTAGATACGTCTCGCGTTATTGTTATTGAAACGTCTGTTATGGAGGAGGCATACCAAGCAGTCATTGAGTTTGCTGAGTCCAAATCTGTAGACGCAATTGTTATTGATTCATTACCAGCCCTCTCCCCAATGCCAGAGATGGAAAAAGATATGAGCGAGGCAACCGTTGGTCGTGGAGCACTTCTTACAAATAAGTTTTTCCGTGTAGTTGGCACAGCAATGAAACGTTCTCTAACTGAGGATGAGCGTCCTGTTCTTGGGTTGATTATCAACCAGTACCGAATGAAAATCGGTGTAATGCACGGTGACCCTCGCACAACCCCTGGCGGAGAAGGAAAGAACTATGCGTTCTTTACCCGCTGTGAAGTACGCCGTAAGGAATGGATTGAAATTGGTTCAGGCACAAACAAGGTTAGAGTTGGACAACAGATTGTTGTTCGCACATTAAAGAACAAGACTGCACCACCACAGCGTGTTGCATACTTTGATTTCTACTTTGCGCCAGGTGGCGCCTGTGAACCTGGGGAGTTTGATTTTGCTAAAGAAATCGCCTCTCTTGGTGTAATCATGGGCGTTATTGAACGCAAAGGTGGTTGGTTCTATCACGGTGAGCGTAAGTGGCAGGGCATTGAGTCTGTCATTGCAAGTATCCGTGAAGAAGTTGACCTTAAAGAAGCAATACAAACTGCAGTACTCTCATCAGATGCAGCACCATTGGCAATTGATGAAGACTGAAGGCCAAAAGCAATCCCAGAAGCACGAAAAAAGACTAGCTAAGAAAATTGGCGGTAAAACTATGGCTGCATCTGGAGCCTTTTGGTCCCATAAGGGAGATGTTCGGTCAAGCGACCTCTTGATTGAGCATAAGTTTACAGGGAAGAAATCTTTTTCTGTAAAGGCAGAGGTGTTGAAGAAAATAACGACAGAGGCCATCCTTGATGGACGTATGCCAGTATTGGGCGTCCATTTAGATGGGGAGAATTACGTAATTCTTCTTGAAGACGACTTTCTAGAGATGAGGGACCGTCTAAAGGATGCTTAATATATGTACGAAAATGAATCACCGTGGTGGTCTAAAGCACGTTGCTTTGGAGCCGCACCTAAAAGCCAAGAGGAAGAAGATATTTTCTATCCTCCAAGAGATAAGGACCGATATAAATTAATTGCCGATAAAGCCAAGGTTTATTGCCTTGGTGAAAATGGTAAGAATCCGTGCCCTGTACTAAAAGATTGTTTGTGGGATGCAGTCACTCGTGACGAACCACACGGAATCTGGGGAGGATTGAGCCACAGAGAAAGAAATGCTTTAATACGTAAGTGGAAAAAATCATTCGCTAAGAAAATGACTCTTAAGGAGTTTATTTTCAGTAAGGACTAACATGGCTACAGAACTAAAGAAGTTCTTAGATGCAAAGAAGACGACAACACGCTTATTGGGTGATGTTGAACGGTACCTTATGCGCCGTCCGTTAGACGACCGCCGCCAAGACGTACTCCACCCGTCAGAAATAATCAAACCTGACTGGTGTCACCGTTATTCGTACCATTTACTAACGGGTGGAGAAGCGAATAGAACCAAACCAAATCTTAGATTGCAAAACATATTTGACGAAGGACACTACATTCACGCTAAATGGCAGTCTCGTTTTCAGGCAATGAATGTTCTTTATGGAAAGTTTGAGTGTTTAGCTTGCCAGGTAATGACCATAGGTATTTCTCCAGCCTGCAAAGATTGTGGGCGTAAAGATGTTATGGAGTACCGAGAAGTCACCCTTGTAGATGACAACCTACGGATTGCAGGTCATACAGATGGTTGGATTAAAGACATCGGAGATGATTGCTTAATTGAAATCAAGTCTATTGGCGCAGGAACCCTACGCTTTGAAGCCCCCGATATCCTTGCAGATGCTGGCGGAGATATGACCAAAGCATTCAACAACATTCGCCGTCCATTCCGCAGCCACTTACTGCAAGGTCAGATGTATTTAGAATTAGCGCACCGTATGTATGGTGATGAAGCGCCAAAAGAGATTGTTTTCTTGTACGAGAATAAGGCAGACCAAGCAACTAAAGAGTTCACTGTTAAAGCAGACTATGAGATTGTTGAACGTATTTTCTTTAGCGCATCAAAGGTAATTGCTGCTGTAAAAGCAAAGAAGATGCCTGAGTGCAACGTTAGTTCTGATGGTTGCAAGTCTTGTAACTCTTTAGTGGATTTGGAGGAGTGGGGTGCTTAATTTAGGTCCAATGTCGTCTTTAGCAGTAAAGCGTATGACAGAACAAAACATTAATATGTGGCCTGACCAATCAGAGCAACCAAAAATGCCACGAGACATCTCTGTCTTAGATAGTGACGAACTTAGTGCCCTCTTTACTCAGTTAACTGCTTGGTCTAATTTTGTTGCGGGTCAATTAGCTGCCTGTCAAGTAGATGAGCATGTTCTAAATAAAAAGAAAGACTCTTTAGAGGCTCAATTGTTTTTAGCTAAAGACAATTCAAAAGTTAAAGGTGAGAGAGTAACTCTCATCAAAGCTCAAGTTGCTGCTGACCCAAAGATTATGGATTTAGAAGACCAACTTACTCACGCTTACGCATACCGCAAGATGGTAGAGGTTGTAGCCAACAACTTTGAAAGAGATGTGGCGTTGGTTTCTCGTGAGATTACTCGTCGTACAAATGATTTCCGTTCAACACGAAAGGATAAGTTCTCCGCATGATTATCGGCCTAACAGGTTACGCACAATCAGGTAAGGACAGTGTTGCAAATAGTCTTGTTCAAAATTATGGGTATACCCGTGTTGCATTTGCAGACAAGATTAGAGAGTTGTTAATTGAAACAAATCCTTTTATTAGAGACGGGTTTAGAGTTGAAGGCGTTGTTAGTGCCTATGGTTGGGACCAAGCAAAGATTCTGTTTCCTGAAATAAGGCATTTGCTTCAAAGTTTAGGTGTAGGTGCTCGTAAAACTTTTGGAGATGATTTTTGGATTCATCAAGCCTTGAAAGACCTAAACTCTAAAGACAATATTGTTATTTCTGATGTTAGATTTGTAAACGAAGCTGAATGTATTAAGCAACGTAATGGGCAACTTTGGAGAGTTAAACGTCCAGGAGTTGCGGCAATTAATGCCCACGTTTCTGAATCCGATTTAGATGGGTATAAAGTAGATAAGATTTTACACAACGGGGGAACGCTTGAGGAACTAG